AGGTATGGTAAGATACACAAATGTCAGTCTTTGTTAGTTTTTTTCAATCATACAAGACCAGCATTTATTTTAGATGATAAGGCTACACCACAACCACAATGTATGCCTGATGAATACAAAGTTGACAATGATGTAGTATTAGCGTATCGTAATTATTATGTTGGTGCAAAAAGTAAGATTGCAAGATGGAATAAAAATAGATTTATGCCACTATGGTTTTTTAAAAAAAGGAGAATAGAAAATGTATGACACAGATGGAGTACCATTATTAACAATAAGTCCAATAGATATTATTGATAATTTAGATAATGATTACCATGATTTATCTGAAGAACAAATACAATCTATTTTAAAATTAGATAATGATATTATATATAATGCTATTTATGGTGCTACAAAACATATGGAGTTAAGTGATTATTATCATATGGCTATAGAAGATGCGATATTCTATCTTAAAAATTATATTAAATCTAATCAGGAGGAATGTAATGACAAGAAAAAACTCTAGTCAACAAGTGGCAAACTTGTTAGAAGAAATGGTAACAGTTAGGTTAGAAGAACTTATAAAAAGTGAGTGGTTTCAAATGCTTGTTGAACAAACTGTATCTAAGGTATTAAGAGAACAGCAGGAGTTTAATGAGGGTAAATATAAATATCAAGTAGAGGATTAGATTATGGAAAGAACAGTATCAGTATCAGTAGATGAAGTAGAAAGATTAAATCTTACACCTAAAATTGGCACTAAATTTCCTGATGGTACTTTTGTGCAAGAATGGATAACAGCAGGTTTATCTACCTATAGAGGTAACAGTAAATATGCTATGCAGGTTGATGGTATATGGTATTATCCTAAATTTAAAGATAGTTTTAATTACAAATTAAATCTTTTTCTTTGCCAATCAAAAGAGAGAGCTAAAAGACAGGGTGTTCCACATAATCTTACGAAAGAATATCTAAGAAGTATTACTCCAGAAAATAATATGTGTCCAATTCTTAAAGTACCTTTTAATTATGAACGAGGAAAAGGAAGAAAAGTACACCCTCATGCTATGAGCTTGGATAGAATAGTACCATCACTAGGATATGTTGAGGGGAATGTAATGTGGATTAGTTATAGAGCTAATGTGATTAAAGGAGAAGCTACAGCTAAAGAAGTATGTTTAGTAGGTTTGTATCTGGCTGAGAATGATAAAAACTTAAACAAAGGAGAAAACAAATGAGTATGAAACAATACAGCAACACCTTTAGTAACTTTACTGTAACCAAAACTGTTACAGAGAATACCAAATGGGATAGCAAAAAGGAGAAGTATATTAAATTAGCTAAACCAAAAGTTACAAAGGAACTTATTTTTGCACCTAGAAACTTATGGGATTTTGCAGATTTTGTCAGAGCTTGTGATGTAGTATCTGATAGTGAAGGTGCTTGGTATACAGGTGATAGAGATGACAAAAGAGTATTGAAGGTACAGTTTGAATTAGAAGTACATAACTTTTAATGGAACAGAGAAGGGGTGTCAGAACATTTTCTCAAAGTTTAGGTACTAGACAGCCAAAATTTAGAGAATGTTTCTGACGGCTCTTATATTAAGGATATGAAGGTATTGACATTTTAGTAATAGTATGTTATAATATGGTAATTTTTCTGTTCAATGGTGGACAGTTAGTTAGAGAGGAGTAGACAATGGAGTTTAAACCATACAGAAACCATGATGAAATACATACAATGGACGAACATTGGTTGAGAGATTTCTTTCAAGTTGAAAGTGTAAGAGAATTACCTTTACAAACAATTAACGAATGTTTTAGTGATTACATACGATACCTAGACAATCCTAATCAATTAGAATTTAATTGGAAACAAGGAGTAAAATAATGAGGTGTTCGTGTTGTGATAAACTTCTTGAACAAAGTGAGATAAAGTTTAATAAGTTATTAAAAAGATGGGATTACTGTGGTACTTGTAAGACTATTAGTAAAGAAATACTGTATGACATTGAAGTATTAAATGATAATTTTTTGCTTGACAATAGTATAAATCCAATGTATAATATAGGAGTAGAGGAAGATGACACACATAGATGATTGGGAACACGTTAAGAATATTCCTTATAAAGATATTATAAAAGAATTATATAATATTTTAGAAGATAATAAAACACTATTCAAGGATGATAATGATGATAAATCTATTCTCTTACAAGCAATTTATAAAAAAGTTTCAAAATGTTAATCGTAGTTATTATATTTATTTTATGGTTGTGTTGGGAGTTGTCTTAACTTGTAGTACAGCTAAAGCTATAGATAGACCAGAAGATATGGGTTGTCTTGTTGAAGCAATTTATTTTGAAGGTAGGTCTGAGAGTACAAGTGGTATGTTAGCGATTGGTATTGTTATTTTAAATAGGGTTCGTAGCGATAACTATCCTAATACGATTTGTGATGTCGTGCATGATGGACATTATTGGAATGGTAATCCTGTAAAATACAAATGTGCATTTACATATTGGTGTGATGGAAAACCTGAAAGATATAATAATATCAGGGCATTAGCTAAAGTACAAGAGGTAGTAATTTTGTTGATGGATGGAGTAACAATAGAAGGTATAGATTTTGCTACACACTATCATGCAAATTATGTCTCACCTTATTGGGCTTACTCTGAAGATTTTATTTACGTTGGTAGAATAGGAAGGCACTTGTTTTATGAAACCGTTTATGACAATTAGAGTTGGAGCTATTGATGTTCAGGCATTTCGTATGCCACTAGAAGATGATACGTTTGGTGATTTTAGTTACATCAATACTCGTATAAGAATAGATGACAGACTAGAAGGTGCGACATTAGTTGACACGTTGCTACACGAAATCAATCATGTAGTCTGGGCTGTTGGTCAATTAAAAAATAAAACACAAAAAGAAGAGAGAGCCGTAGCAGTTATGGCTACATATTGGACACAAATTTTTAGAGATAACCCACAGTTACTGACATGGATAAAGAAGAACCTAACAAAATCGTAGGTGTTGATGCTTTTAGAGAACGTAAAGCAGAACAGCTTATACAAAAGTATGAGTATGGTAGGATAGATGTTGAAGAGTTTATGATAGCAATGTTAAGACTAGGATATCCAAAAGAAGTTGCAGAGGTTATAATAGAAAGTGTTGAGGGTGATTAGTTATGTTTCGTTGGATAGCTTTTATAGGAGCAGTAGCATCTTTATTACTGCTAACGTCTGGTAATGTTTCTATTCAATGGATAGGTTGGACAGTATCATCTATATCCTGTCTAGCTTGGATTTGGTTTGCTAAACAAGATAAGGATGTACCAAGAATGTTAATGGAAATTTGTTATTTTACTGCTGGAATATGGGGGATTTATAATTGGATATAATTGTAGGATTACTGTTAGGTTGGTCGATATTATTCGCAACAAACTCAGAATTTTTTAACAAAGTAGAGGAGCTAAAAGAACAAGGACATGAGTGGAAATATACCGGTAAACAATTTTGGAAAGATACAGGAGACAATCCTGCTATCTTAATCTATAGTAGCAAAGGAACAAAACCTAGATACTATTGGAGTATAGGAGAGTTAGAACATAGGAGAGTTAAGTGAAGTTGAAGAGTAAAAAATTAAGACCTTCAAAAGATCAGAAAGTTAAAAGACCACGTTGGTCAATACCTTCTGCTAGAAAGGAGAGACAGAAGTATACATCAGATGAATACAGAGATAATTATAGCAACATTAAATGGAGTAAAAAATAATGGAAAGAAAATTTACATTGACAGAAAAACAATTAACTGATATACTATCAACAACATCAAGACTTCCCTGGGGTCAGGTTAATTCTATTATGGAGATATTAAAAAATGCCAAAGAATTTAAAGAACAAATCGAGGAAGAAAAAGAAACCGTTTCAGATAATAACAGTTGAAGAAACAGAGAAAAGACCTAGCTTTGTGTTTGTAGCACGTTTTGAAAATTGTTATAGGACGGATGATAATGAGTGAAAATGAGTTTTTATTTAATAAAAAGTTAGTACAAAGAATTAATATGTTCTGGTTAAAACGTGGTATTAATGCTGGAGCTAGGTTAAAGAAACATATAAAACCAGATGGAGAAATATATTATACAATAGTTTCTAATTTGATAGTTGAAAAAGATTATACAGTAGATGTAAGGAGAGAAAATTAATGGCAACATATAGTAACATTTTAACAAGACCTATGCGTGAAGATGATGTAGTAAATAAACCTCCACATTATAACAAAGGTAGTATAGAATGTATTAATGCTATAGAAGCTTCAATGAGTAAAGAAGAATTTGCTGGATATTTAAAAGGAAATGTGGTAAAATATTTATGGAGATATAATTACAAAGGTAAACCTAAAGAAGATTTGGATAAATCAAACTGGTATTTAGAAAGACTGAGAGGATTATATGAGTAATGCACAGGCACTACAAACACATTTACCATGTGAGGATTGTGGATCAAGTGATGCACTAGCGTTGTATGACGATCATACATATTGTTATTCCTGCGAAACTTTTAAATGGAATGATGATTACAAACAACAGGATAAGAATGTTTATAAAATGGAAACAAACTTACAACATAAACCATTCAGAGGATTGTCAGAAGAGACAGTTAAATTTTTTGGAGTAACAGTATCATCTGATAACAATACGCATCACTATCCTTACTATGATGCTAATAATAATATTGTTGGTACTAAAGTTAGGAATGTAATTAATAAAAACTTTTTCTCGCAAGGTGATATAAAAGATGCAGGATTGTTTGGTCAAAATCTTTTTAGAAATACTGGTAAGTATATAACGATATGCGAAGGTGAAGTAGATGCTATGTCTGCCTATCAAATGCTTGGCAGCAAATGGTCTGTAGTATCTATTAAGAATGGTGGACAGTCTGCTGTAAGAGATGTAAAGAAAAACTTTGAATACTTAGACAGCTTTGATAATGTAGTTATTTGTTTTGATAATGATGAGGTAGGAAGAACAGCTTCAGAAAAAGTTGCTCAATTATTTTCACCTCGTAAAGCAAAGATAGTTCCATTAGTAGAGAAAGATGCTAATGATTATTTACAAAAGAACAAGATAAAAGATTTTGTTAATGCTTGGTGGAACGCAAAGAACTATGTTCCAGATGGTATACTAGCATCATCTTCTTTAATTAGTTCGTTAGCTGAGACAGATGAAACACAGTCTATATCATATCCCTGGTCTGGATTAAATAGAATAACAGATGGTATGAGAGAAGGGGAGATGGTTGTTGTTACTGCTGAGACAGGTGTAGGTAAGACATCTTTCTTGAGAGAGATATGTCACTACCTATTAAAGAACACAAAGG